GTTTTAGATACAGAAAGAAGAGTAATTGCTTTGTTTAGAGATAATTATCTAGACCCTAGTAAGTTTGGTGATTTGTTGTTTTATCTAGGTAGATACTATAACAACGCTTTACTAACAGTTGAAAGTAACTCGATGGGTGTAGCCACATTATCTAGACTTACTCAAATGAATTATGTAAACTTATATAGACAGACTAAAATATCTTCTATATCAAAAGAAGAAGGAACTGTTGTTGGCTTTAGAACTACACAGGTAACTAAGCCACATATAATAGGTAATCTTAAGAATGCTATAGAAAATGATGATATACTAATACCATCTAAAATAATGATACAAGAAATAAGAGATTATATTGCTACAGAATCAGGTAAGACTGAAGCAGCACCTGGCTGTCATGATGATACAGTTATGGCAACAGCTATTGCTTTAGAAACATTACGTACGCACTATGATAAACTAACGCTTAATAAAGTACCGTGGTCTCAACAGTTTTCAATGGAAGATCAAGATGATACTTTGTGGCTATAAGATTCCAGTGTCCTCACTACTCCGGCGGAAGTAGGGGATAAATCCGCCACCTATAAGGAGATTTCTAATGTTTAATAAATGGATAATAATTGCTGTTGTGTTACTTGTGTTTGTCACTATTATATTTATTGGAGCAAGCAATATGAAATGTACACCTCCGTGTATATAACATGTCCTTTAAAGAATTAACAGCTCAACAGAAATCTACTATGACATGGAGATGGGCAGCTTTAAGTTTGTACCTGCTAGTGTGTTTTTATGACTTTATGTTCGTCCCGATATGGTACGGAATAAATAGACCTGATATTTCACAATTCATGGAAATAATAAACTCTACAAAAGAACCTATGGTACAAATGGAATTAATGAAAAAACTAACTGGCCAGCATAACCCGTTTACCCTTATGGGTGGTGGGCTGTTTCATTTAGCATTTGGTGCTATACTTACAGGATCTGCAGTAGGTATGAATAGTAAAGATTAAAAGAGGATATTAAATGTCTATAGAAAAATCAGGAGAAACGTTTTCAGGTTATAATAAACCTAAGCGCACTCCTAACCATAAAACTAAATCGCATGCAGTACTTGCAAGATCTGGAGGTAAAGAGAAATTGATAAGATTCGGACAAAAAGGAGTATCAGGTGCAGGAGCTAATCCATCAAGTAAAAAAGATAAAGCAAGACAGAAATCTTTTAAAGCAAGACACGGAGCTAATATTGCAAGAGGTCCTTTATCTGCAGCTTATTGGGCGGATAAAGTAAAATGGTAAAAAGTAAAAAGAGTAAAGGTGTAGACGGCAAAGCATGCTGGAAAGGATATAAACGTATGGGTACTAAAAAGAAAGGTGGCAGGACAGTAGATAACTGCGTGCCAATTAAAAGAAAAGGCCCTTTAAGTAAACGATCATAGATTGAATGAACCCGGGAGTGGATCATGAATAAAAAAGAAGAAACAAGATTTATTGCACAGACACATAAGCAGAAGCCTCCAAAGGAATCACATAAGAAACCTTTACCTAAAGCAGGCCAGTATAATGTAAAGAATTTAGAAGACTCTAAAAAGATATATTCAGCTGGAGGAAAATACTAATGTCTGCAGATGGATATAAAGAAAAAGTAACTGATGAAGAACTGATTAACGTAATTGACCAGGGAGTAATGAACTCTACAGGCGATTGGTTAAATTCATCAGACTTAGCACGTGAAAGACTTAAAGCTACCTACGAATATGCAGGTTTAGCTGTATCACATCTAGCACCACAAGGTGTATCAGCTATTGTTGATACGTCTACTACAGAAGTTGTAGAAGCATATACAGCTGTATTGTCAGATTTGTTTCTAAGCAACCAGCGTATCGGTAGATTTCTACCATGGGACGATACACCTGGCGCATTTAAGGGTGCAAAAGATGCTGGAGCCCTAGTAAATTACACTATATTTAAACAGAATAATGGTTGGGATATACTAGAACAATGGATGAAATCTGCGCTATTATGGAAGAATTCTGTAATACGTTGGGGCTATATAGAGGATTATGACTACGTATTTGAAGAATATGACGAGATATCTCAGACTAAGCTAGATGAACTTTTATCTGATGATAGTAACGAAATTGTTGGCGCACTTGAATTTGAAAATAGAGCAGTACAACCTAGCGAAGATCCAACAGCAGGGCCAGAAGTAGAGTTAGTTTATGTAAACGTACGTTGCAGAAAACAGATTAACAAATCAAAAATTAAATTAGAGTTAGTTCCACCAGAAAACTTTCGCATTTCTCGAGATGCTACTACATTAGAAGATGCAACATTTGTTGGTATTCAAAGTAGTCTTACTCGATCTGAGATACGTAAGCTATATCCAGAAATGGCAGAGTCTATAGATAATTGGGACGAGCTTGATGGAGAAACTTGGGCAGGTTCATTAGGCTATTCGCAAGATGTTGCTGCTAGAAAAGAAATAACAGGGCAAGAATATACACAAGGCTCAAACCAATATACTGGAGAGATGGGATTAGAAGCATTACGTGAAGTTACTATTACGGAATGTTGGATACATGTAGACAGAGACGGTGATGGTATTGCAGAATTAAAACATATCATATCAGCTGGTACTACTATCTTACATGAAGAAGATGCAACAAGTATACCACTTGCTGATATTGTTCCTATTGATATACCACACGAATACTACGGTTTATCAATGGCCGACTTCACTAGATCTTCAACACTCGCATCGACTGCTATACTTAGGGGTTTTGTAGAAAATACTTATCTTACTAACTATGCACCTAAGCTAGCTGATCCTAATGTTGTAGACTTTTCTGCACTGCAGAATATGAAGCCTAAACAAATCATACCGACTAATGGTAATCCACAAGGCGCTGTATTCCAGATGCCGCCTGAAGCTATATCAACTGGTACTGTACCTTTGCTTGAACACTTACAAATGATTAAAGAACAAGCTACTGGTATGTCTAAAGCTGCGCAAGGTTTAAATGATACGCTATATGTATCAGGAAACTCTGAGCAAAAGATATCAGCTGTACAAAGCGCATCTCAAAAACGTATACAGCATATTGCTAGAAGGTTTGCAGAAACAGGGTATAAAAGATTAATATCTGGTTTGTATGATACATTAAAAGCTTCTATGAAAGGTAAAACAACTTTTAATTTTGCAGGTGTATTTTCTACTGTTAATATGGATTTGTTACCAGAGACTATGGATGTAGAAATACTACTAGACATTGGTGAAAATTCTAACAGTACTAAGATAGCAAAGCTTTCTAAGATTGGTGGAGAGATACTACCAGGATTAAATCAACAAGGTGCTGGATCTGTAATTAAACCTGCAGCACCAGCAGTATTAGCTACTAAGTTAATAGAAGCTATGGATATAGATAGTAATGATTTCCTTGAAGATTATACTCAACCTGATTTCCAACAGAAGGCAGCTGAAGCATTACAGCAGCAATCTGAGGGAGCTCAAGCTGATGTAGAGAATACTAAACGTTTAGCTACAGCGAATACCGCTTTAGCGGAGGCAAACGTAAATTACACTAACGCTCAGGCAAAGAATACAGTCGATGATAACTCTAAGCAATTAGCAGTAGCAATCGATAGACATTTCCAAGAGTGGGCAGATCTTACTATTAAAGCAACTAAGGAAGGCGCAACATTACCGCCTCATCCAGAATATAGTGAGATCTTAATGATGTCACGAAATTTGCTACAACCTAATAACGAAGGAGAAAATCAATAATGGCACACGTAATTATAGGCGCTGATGGAGTTGGCGCTGCACAAGCAGGCGGCGCAGTAACAACAACAAGCGGAAATAAAAATGTATTGTTTGTAAACGAAACTGATTCAACAATAACTTTAGATCTTCATATAGGCGGTGCACATCACTCACCAGGTCTATCACATACAATACCTGCTAACAGTTATCTTAACTATTTACATACCGGCTCTCATGGTGCGGCTACAATGGTTAATGTTAAAACAGCACACGGTACTTCTGCTCAAACAGATGAGCGTGTATATATGTATCATAAAGTTTAACTAATGGATAAATATAAAAAGACAGCTGAGACGAGGCTGGGAAATACAAAATCCTACGGTAATCATAAAACACATCCAGAAGAATTAGCGCGAATGGCTCACGTAAAGGGTCACTTCGCTGCTAAAGAAAGAGATGAATTTTTTGATGAAGTATATGGTGAAGTCTTAGTTGACTTCTTTTTAGAGTGGCTTAAGACGGAGCCGCATGAAACAAAATCTCGAGAGTTCCTCTACTCTTCTGCAATGGCACTTGGTAGTGTTAAGGAAAGAATGATAAACTTCGAGATGTATGGGAAAAATATCCCACACCTTATGGAGGACACAACAGATGCGAGAGATTAATTATGAACATCTTGCTAAGAATATAGACGAAATGATAAACACACTTGAGTATGATTCATCGAGAAGTGCAGGTAAAACTAAACTTAACTCTGATAAACTTATAGACTTATATAGTCTACAAGAACGATACTCAAAGATGTTAAAGTCACAATCCCTTTCCCGTAATAAGGAGATGGTAAATGGCTGAAACTAATACCGAAGCAACTATAGATTCTACCTTAACTGATGATACTATAGCCGAGGTTAATACTGATTTAACAGCTGATAATTTGCTGGCTGATATTGTACGTAATTCTGAATTCGTAGAATCTCTACCCGATGAGCAAGTTCCAGAGTTAGATCCGGAAGAATCAGACGACCAAGACCCAATACAGTCTGAGGAAGCCGATAGCGAAGATGTAGAAGAAGTTGAAGAAGAAGCTAATGATGATGAAGAAGAAGATGCCGCGGAAGCCGCTACCGATATATCTGAACCATTTGCCGCTGAAGATTTAGACTTAGAAGCTAAGGTCATTGTCAAAATTGATGGCGAAGACTCTGAAGTTTCTTTTGGTGACTTGATAAAAGGTTACTCTACTGAACAACATCTTTCTAAAAAGGGTCGTGAACTCGGTGACGCAAGAAAACAGATGGACATAGACTACGATACTAAAGTAAAAGAACTTGGCAATATGTCAAAAGCTTCTGCTGCAGTCTTGTATTCTAATGAACAGCAATTGTCAAAAGAGTATCATGATATTGAAGCGCAAATCGATCAAGCGCGAAAAGACGGTGATACTTACGAAGTTAACGAACTTAAAGATAAACGTGAACAAGCTCAGAAAAGCTACTGGCAAGCTCGTAATCAACGAGAAGCCTTAGTAAAGCAAGTTACTGAACAAGAACAAGAAGCTCAACAGAAAGATTGGCAAGCTCAGCTTACTAATTTTAATGAAAAGATTCCTGAACTTATACCTGACTTTAATGATAAGACAGCTCAAAGCATACGAGAGTTTGCTATAGCTGAAGGTATACCTGCAGAGGTATTAGATTCAATAGCTGATCCTGTGATTGTAAAGTTTGTCGATGATTACCGTAGACTTAAACAAGGCGTGACAAAAGGCGCTGTTAAAAGAAAATCTGCCCCAACTAAAAAGATTCCTGTACGCAAAGCTAAAAGTATAACTAAGCGTAAACAAGATGCTAACGAAGCTCAAAGACAAAAGGTCTTGAGTGGACAAGGATCTGAAGACGATCAACAGGGATTTTTAAGAGGTCTTGCCGAACGCTCATTGAATCTTTAATACCTTAGGAGGTATATATAATGACTACTAATGTCGGCGGACGTATCACAGGTGGACCACAAGGTCCAGCACGTGCTACTTCTACAAACGTCTCTCAAAGAGAAGACTTAGCTAACTTTATCACTATGATTACACGGGACGAAACTCCGTTCATGTCATCTATTGGTAAAACAAAATCAACCGCTATTTATCATGAATGGCAAACAGACACACTAGAGGTTCCAGGCTCTTCACGAATTGCTGAAGGTCAAGATTGGATAGCTCCTGGATCAGGTGCACAAACACCTGCAACAGGCGCAGCATTTGATCCGGTTGGACCGTTCCGTACACGCTTAGGTAACTACACACAAATCAATGGTAAAACTATTGCTGTGTCAGGTACTAGACGTGCAGTCGATCAAGCAGGTGTTGCAGACGAGTATGCATATCAGTTAAAGAAACGTGGTACAGAATTACGACGTGACGTTGAGCATGATATGATCCACTCATTTAACGTATCAGCAGCTGTTGGCGCTCAGCCAAATACAGCACGCTCAGCAGGTGGGTATCAATCATTTATCAATGATTCAGCAACTACTGTATATGCGACTTCCGAGTGGGGTGTACCTAATGTAGTAAGTGCAGGTACTCATGCAATACGATCAACACTTGGTACTACAGCACAGCCAACAAAAGGCGCTTTAGCATTAACTGATGTCGATTCAGTTATGCAAAAGATTTACGAAGCTGGTGGTAAAGCTACTAAGATTATGTTGTCTCCAAAACTACGAAGAGACTTCTCTGATCTAATGGTTAGTGATACTGGTGTTGTACGTAATATTGACGAAAGCGGAAAACTCCGTCAGTCAGTAGACGTATACATGTCAGACTTTGGCGATCTAATGGTAGTTCCAAACTACATCATGGGTTTAGCTAATAGTGTCCAATTTACCAACAGCGCTAATGCGAATCTTGCAGCTACAACTCCTGTTGCAGACTTCTCTGCATTGATCTATGATCCAATGTGGTTTAACGTTGCTACACTACGACCTATGCAGGAAGTAGACGTAGGGCAGAAAGGTGACTCAACTGTTGGAATGATGGTTGAAGAATGTACTTTAGAAGTACGTAACCCTAATGGTTGCGGTGCTATCTACGGTCTTAATTAAGACATTTGGAGAGCTTGTTAATTCAGGCTCTCCATATTTTTTCAATACAATCGAGAGGTTAATTAATGAAAGAGTATTTAACAACTAAGAATATAATAATAGCAATAGCAGCCTGTATTATAATATGGTCTGTAGCAAAAGCAATGATGCCTGTGGCCGGTGTATAATGCCTAAAGTAGGAAACAAAAAGTTTAAATATACTAAAAAAGGTATGGATAAAGCGAAAGCATATGCTAAACTAACAGATCAAGATGTAGCCTATAAAGCGGGTGGTGGTAACGTTGCAAGCTATTACGGTAAAGGTGGCAGAGTAGCTGGTTGTGGACCAGCACAAAACAAAGCTTAGATAGAGGTTGAAGTATGGTAAGCAGTACTAAAAAAGATGAACGATCTTTTATGAAGCAATATAAAGACGCTAAAAAATTAGTAGCTGGAAGTGTAACCCCTAGTGGCTCAAAAGGCCCTGTTAGTAGATTAAGAAAAGCTTTAAAAAACAAAAAGAATAAAGCTCTCTTAACACAGTATGGTTCAAGCGCAGGTAATTCTAGAGCCTTTAATACAGAATATAAAGCAGGTGGCGGTAACGTTGCAAGCTATTATGGCCGAGGCGGCAAAGTAGCCGGCTGTGGACCAGCACAAAACAAAAGATAATATAAAACCCAGGAGGTAATAAGATGGTAGTTTTTCAACTAGCTAACGGGAACGTTTACCCCGGCGAGAAATGCATATGGCGTACAGCGCAAACTGCAACTGGATATAAGTTAACACATTGGGAGCCACATACAAATGTAGCAGCAGGGGCAGCACCGACTGTAAACTCTGCAGCGATAGGTGCTAAAATGGGATATATAGGTAAGTCAGGTAGGTTCGTAGCTTATACTGAACCCTTTTAATTAGGTAGGAGAGGACATGTCTAATTCATCAGAAATTAAATTCCGCGGAAAACAAGCGGACGGTAAAAACGGTATGGAAGCATCTTTTGATTTGGAAACAGGTCATGGTTATTTCCAACAAGATGTATCAAAGTTTATAGATCAAGCTAAACTAGATAGGGAAAAACAAGAATACTTCGGTATTAAGAAAGGTGGTTACAGAAAGCTAGCTACGATACCAGATGTAATTGCTTTAAAAATATTTGAGGATCATAATTTAGATCTACATTCCCAAGAGTTTATGAGTGATCCTAACAATCTTAAAAAATTAAAAACTATATTACATATGGAATACCGTTCTTTACTAGTTAATAATTAGGAGGACCCATTATGGCATTGACCTACACTCAACTAGTCGCCCTCGTGCGTTCGTGGTGTAACAGAGATGATGAAGTAGTAAGCGACGCTATAATTCAAGATGCTCTAAAATATGCAGCAGATAAAGCATATCGAACTCTCAGAGTTCCACCATTAGAAAATGTAGCAGTATATTCTAAAACAATTTTAGAAGCCGCTACAACAACAGGAGGTATTACGCCTAGCGTAACAGAAATATTAATACCGTATGATCTCGTAGAGTTTATACAACTAAAAGAAAAAGATTCAGCAGGTGCAACGCTTAGAGTATTTAATGAAAAACTTAATGTAAGAACATTTAATAATCCCTATGCAGAAGTATACTCAGGTTATAATTATTGGACACGCGAGCGCAATGTTATAAAATTTAGCCCAGGCTTTGGACAAGGTGGAAGTGACGCTAGTACTGTAGAATTATATTATTACCGTAGATTACCTGCATTGAATGCTACGTATGCTGTAACAGTATTAAACTGGAACGCAGGATTTTTAACGGCATCTAGCTCTGGAGTAGCAACTGCAGGAAGACTATGGTTTTCTACTATTAACTCCATTACTACAGCCTTTGCAACTCAAGCAGAAGCCGTAGCAGCAGGTGGAGTTCAAACTAACGGATACTTTGTTGGTAATACTACACCTAACTGGCTCAGAGATGAGAACGAAAGGATTTTATTATTCGGCGCATTAGCAGAGGTATTTGCTTTTGTCCAAGAAGATGACCAAGCCGCTAAGTATCAAGCAATGTTTATGAATGAAATACGTGAGCTCAACGATGAAGACGTTAGACGTAATGCTTCAGGTGGTAACTATCAAATGCAATTTAACGGGAGAGGATTAATATAATGACAACACCCGCAAGACCCGGCTCATTTACTGGAGCGACAGATAACGCTGCTAGTGGTGGTTTGTTTACTGATACATTAATTGACGGTATCCCTGATATAATTGGAGTTGATGTTGACCGTGCAGAAACTGCTGCAACAAATGCGGAAGCATCTGCTACTACAGCAACTACACAAGCGACAAGTGCAACAGCATCAGCCGCAACAGCGACTACACAAGCTACAGCAGCGTCAACAGATGCTGCAAGTGCATTAGCTTCTAAGACTAGCGCAACAGCTAGTCAGGCAGCCGCTACAGCAAGCCAAACAGCAGCAGCTGCTTCAGAGACTGCAGCAGGAACTTCAGCTACTAATGCTGCTGCTTCTCAATCTGCAGCTGCCAGTAGTGCTACATCAGCAGGCTCATCAAATACAACTGCCGCTCAAAGCGCTAACTCTGCATTATCTAGTGCATCGAGTGCATCAACCTCAGCTGGTACAGCAACTACACAAGCTACGAGCGCAACTGCGTCGGCAGCTACCGCAACTACTCAAGCCGCAAGTGCTACGACACAAGCCGCAGCTGCTTTAGTATCTAAGAATGCAGCCGCTGCTAGTGAGACAGCTGCTTTAGCATCTAAAAATGCAGCAGCCGCTTCAGAAACTGCAGCAGGGACTTCAGAGACTAACGCTGCTGCTTCAAAGACTGCCGCTGAAACTGCTGAGACTAACGCTGAGACTGCTGAGACAAATGCTGAAACAGCAGAGACTAATGCAGCGGCAAGTGCTACATCTGCCTCAACAAGTGCAACCAATGCAGCTTCAAGCTTAACAACATTTCAAGGATTATTTGTAGCTTCTTCTTCAGCTCCAGCATCACCAGATGTAGGAGATTTGTGGTACGATACTACAAACTCACAATTAAAAGTTTATGTAACTGGATCGCCAGCAAGTTGGCAAATTGCAGGAGCTTACCTTCAAGGATTAATTGCAAACCATACGTTTACTTGTACAGCAGGACAGACAGTATTCACAACTGATGATGCTTCAGGGACAATGTCTATAGATGTTGCGGCTAACGTCTTTGCATATCTCAATGGTGTTAAGCTTATTGGTGGCGGAACAGATTATTCAATATCAGGTAATACGATAACGCTTACATCAGGAGCTATTGTCAGTGATGTATTATATGTTGATATATTAACTAAGATATCTACAACTCAAGAAACAGCTTTGAATGCTCTGGTTACCCAAGCGACTGCTGCAAAAACAGCGGCTGAAACTGCGGAAACAAATGCGGAAACAGCAGAGACTAACGCTGCTACTTCTGCAACGGCGGCAGGAACTTCAGCAACTAATGCGGCTACTTCAGCAACTAGTGCAAGTAACTCTGCTACTTCTTCGGCTACAAGCGCGACTTCTAGTGCTGGAAGCTTAACTTCTTTTAACGATATATACCGAGGAGAAAGCAGTACAGCTCCCTCTTCACCTGCGACTGGCCAGCTCTGGTATGACACTACAAATACTGCAATGAAGGTTTACTCAGGTTCTGCTTGGACAGCAGCCTATGTCTCTGGTACTGGTTTCTTAGCGACCACAGGTGGTGCACTTACAGGAGCTGTGACAACTACTAGCACATTCGATGGAAGAGATGTAGCAGCTGATGGTACAAAACTTGATACTATAGAAACTAATGCTGATGTCACAGACACAGTTAATGTAACTGCGGCTGGTGCTTTAATGGATAGTGAGGTTACAAATCTCGCACAAGTTAAAGCCTTTGATTCTAGTGATTATGCTACAGCTGCTCAAGGTACATTAGCTGCTGCGGCACTTCCCAAAGCTGGTGGCACTATGACAGGTACAACTTCCCATGGTGATAATGTTAAAAGTACGTGGGGTACTGCACCCGACTTAGAGGTATATCACACTGGTTCTCATTCAAGAATT